TCGGTTACTTTTACTATGTCTACCATTATATGGTTACCGATCTATTTAATGTTAGGAAGCCTTCTACAATTTTAATCTTATTTGTATTGGAATCTGTGACCATTAAATCGTATGATGATTTTGGATAGAACAGTTTATTTGTTTGAGTAGGGGTCATTTTGCAAGTTAATCGACCATTAGGTCCATCAATTGTAATTCCTCCAGAAGGAGAGGTAAGTGTGAAGGCAAGCTTCGATCCGCCCTTGGTATCTCTAACTTGCAACTTTGCAGTTGACCCAGTTAAATTTATAGCGATATCGTTATTGTCTTTATATTCAACAATAAAGGTAAAAGTGGCATTTTGATCCACTTCGAAATTTTTTTGACCTGCCATTTGCAAACTCTCCTAATAGGAAAACTCCTATGCCTATTTTAGCACAGGAGTGGTCCTAATTGATTTAAAGAATTACTTCTTTGTAAAGCCGAAAGCTGGCTCGTTGCTATTAAGTGCTTTTAGAATAACTGGCAAGCATGCTGCTATTCCGCCCTTAATTAAGTCTGCTGGGTCAGTATTTCCAGTCATGTAAAGAGCAATGGACGCACCTAAGAAGTGGCGACCATAACTTGCTAGTGCTGCTAGAATTTTTTCTTGCATCTCTGCTAGTCCGTTCTTTTTAAGATCTTTTGTCATATAGATCCTCCTATTTCTGAGCATTGCGCTCAGGAATTTTGGGTTTTACCCCAATTACATTATACTACCATAAATAAATATTGACAAGCCTGACTAGTGCCCAGTTAAGGATCTCCAGCCCTGTAGAATTAAGCTATTTACTATGTATATTGCAAATAGGTTAAAAATAACTTCAGGCATAACATACAAATTACTTTTACGAACAGGCTTTTCTAAAATAATCTTATAAGATGGTCTAGACGCTACCTTCATGAAGAAATGTCTACTAGTTCACAGTTTCCATCTGAACTACATGCAAGGGTTGCATTTGTAGAGGTTCCGTCTTCTGTTTCATAGAAAGATAAATCTTCCCAGCGAATACTTTCAGGCATCTTTGAAACTAAGTCTTCGTATTCTTCTTTAGAAACTTCTTGATATGGAGCCTGTTTGTACGAGTGATCAGACATTGGTAAAAAGGAAATTCCAGACACGTCGTCAAAATTTTTATATACCCAAGCACCGACCTCCATCCATTCGTCTTCTTTTACAGAGACTGTAATAGATGGCTTATGCTCACACCATGCACGTTGGTAAACTAGCCAAATGTTTAAATGCTCGATTGCTGTTAAATCATTTCTAACTACAGCACCATCTGGAGCTTTTATTGGAAATGAAAACACATAAGTGTCGTTTGGCTTCATAACATCATCTTCTACTGGAATTCCAACTTCTTTTAAAAATGTAGATATTGGATCACCTTTTGATCCACGAACTGTGCGAATATAATATGCAGAATGCCATGCATGCATTCCTGAAGATACTCCGACTAGTTGGGATACTGTGCCAGAAGGCTTTACGCATGTAATAGCTGCAGACTCAGGAATACCAATCTTACCTGCTTCTTTTTTATTTGTCTCTCTAGCCTTTTCTCTAAGGGTCATTAAAAATGCTTCTAGAGCAACAAGGTCTTCCTTGCCTGACATAAACTTATGTCCAAATTGTCCAGTAAGAGATACGCCTAGAAGGCGTTCTTCTTCTGTATTGTCTTTCCAAATCTTGCGAAGATATTTAAAATCTGTAAGCGTTGACTGCCATGTTCCAAGAATAGTGGCTAGCTCTACTTTCCTTTCAATATCTTTCTTTGTATCGTTTTCACGTAATACGACTTCTGAAAGATTACAAAACTGATAAGGACGTAAAATAATCTCTGAGCAAGGGTTAGTTCCGTAGTGTATATCTGGATCTCTTCTTCCATATTTGGCTGCTTGGGCTTGAGCTGCGGCCACATTGTATATACCTCGTTCTCCCGATTTTGAATCATATAGAGATTTCCATTCCGCAATAAATTGTTCCATCTCTGGTTTACGAGAATACGCAACAGAGTTATTAGAAAGAGCACGTTGTGGATTATGCTCCCACCAGTTACCAGTTTTTGCTTGTGCCATTTCAATATCATTAATGTTAGAAAGAGAAATTAATGCAGACCTTCTAACTCCGCCAACTACTACAATTTCTCCAATCTTGCACATAATGTCATGCGCTTCAATTGGCTTAAATGATCGACCTGCTGCAGTTTTAAATTTTGCAATTGTAAAATCAAATAAATTTACCAGGGGTTGAGGTCCTGATGATCTTCCACCCATAGTCTTAAGCCTTGCGCCTGCTGGACGAAGCTTGCTCACATCAATTGAAGGAATCTGACCAGTCCAAAGAAGTGCTAGTAGTTCACGAAATGCTTTTGCCCAACCAGACTTAGAATCTTCGACAACAATAATTGTTGTAGACTTTTCAAAGGACTCTGGAATTGATGGCAGCTTATTAACGTATTTATATTCAACAGAGAAGCCTACTCCAGTACCGCACATTAGAATATACATTGTTTCGTCAAATGATCTAGGTGAATCTACTGGAATAAATGAGCAGTTATATCCTGCTACATGATCTCTATCTAAAGCGGCACCTGCTGTCATTACAGAACGCATTGATGGCATAACATCACGATTATAAACCGCTTCTTTTAATTCTTTTAATAAATTTTCATCTGGAGTGTATCCATTATTTTTTCCAATATAGTTTAACATGTAATCAAAATATCTATCTACTGTTTCTGCCCAAGTTTCACGACGATTTTCTTCCGACATCCATCTTGCATATCTTGATAAAGCAATAAAATTTTCGTATGGGTTTGCAATAGTTTTTGACATTTTTGAATAACACCTTTTCTCCGCCTTGCGGTTTTATGATTTTAGTTGAGATACTATTCTACCAAACTTTTCTTAGTAAGGGAAGTAGTTTTTTTATATTTAAAACAATTTTACTTATTTTTATTAGTCAACCAAGTTTAGTTGACCAGTATTCCTATACTTTATCTTTAGGGTTATTATTCTTTAAATGACTTAAATCAAAAGCAAAAGTCTTATTATGGGTTACGGTTGTCTTAGGATCAAGCATTATTTTATTATTTCCTTCGTTAACCCACTTATAACAAATTGCTGTGTCTTCTGAAAAATTTGGAGATTGCATTACAGATCCATCTTCGGCAGTATATGGAATTACTGGATAGAAAAACCATGGTCTTGAAATAGATTCAAACACACCACTTTTTACACAACAAAATCCTAGACCTACCGACCCAACTTCAATCAAAGACTCCTCATCTTTAATTTCATTATAATTAATTGGGAACCCATCATGTATTGATTTAAATGCTGCAATGTATTCGTATTGTATTACAGAGTAACACCCAGAAACTATATTTTCTTCAGAATTATATAGATTTAAAAATGAATCTGGTGTCCAGGAAATATCTGAGTCAATCATAAAAATTTTATTATATGTATACTTCCCAAGACCAGGCTTATTTGTATCTACCTGAAAATTCATGGTGTCTGCAATTGTGCCTTCTCTTGCAGTTGCAACAATGGATGTGTATTCGTTTTGGTATTTCCAAGAAATACCGATTGAGTTTAAAATTTGTATTGTATTCAATAAACTAGAAGTATAAGCATTTGTCATGCTGCTTCCTGGGGTACAGATAACTACATCATAATGGGGTATTGGTGTCAATGTAACTTCTTGCTCCGCCTCAGTGTTCATTTACTCTGATTCTTCTTCTCTTATTTTTTTGCTAATTATAGAGGCATCTAGCAAATCATTTATATCCGAATATAATCCTCTAGAGTCAATTACTAAATAATTACAAACATTTATCCAAGAATCTTTAATATATGAAGAGGACTCCTCCATCATTATAGTAATTCCAGAAGCTACTAAAAATGCGTAGGGAATGCCAACATCATTTTGTTCAAAGATCTCTTGTGCGTTTTCAAATTTTTGTCTATTGACATAAAACTGACCCAATATTTTTATTCTTGTATCTAGGTCTGTTGCCATATGATCTTCTGATGGCTTAGTAGGATCTACTATAAAACTTGCTTTTCCCATTTTTTCTCCTTATTAGTTTTCTATTTTATCAAATACTATCGGTTTAGTCAAGAGAATTTATTGACTATATGAGAGAATGCTTTTTGAGTTAAACTTTTCCAGTTATACTCTTCATGAATCTTGCTTGACTGGGCAAAGTAATAGCCAGAATAAGCTTTAAAGTTATTTACTGAATCTAGCATCTTCTCGACTAAGTCTTCCCTACTTGGCTTATACATCTGTCCAGCATGTGGATCTCCAACTGATTTTGGCAAAGTATCGTACGTTAATGTAGATTTTAATTTTAGCGGACCCAGGTATTTTTCATAATGAGCCCATTCGTAAGTGCATATAACTGGCATACCAGTTGCTAAAGCTTGTAAAGGAATAAAGCCAAATCCTTCTCCCCATGTAGGGTAAACAAGGACGTGGTTTCTATGATATAGATCTGCTAGTTGTTCTACAGAGTATTCTTCTTTTATAACTTTTATATTACTATAGACACCATCTATTGGAACAAAGTTATTGTTCTTATCATAAACTCTTATTGTATGAGATCCATGGGCTTTTATTGTTAGTTGATAATCTGGATTATTTGCAAACAGTTCTATAAAAACATCTACAACTAACTGTCCGTCTTTTCTTGGAGATGGCTCCCCTATGTGTAAAAATTTAAATGGTTCGCCTTCTTTTAAAACTCTTTTAAATGGTTTCCACTTATCTTCTATTCCGTGAGGATAAACAAATATAGGTTTTGTAACACCATTGTTTTTATAAACTTCTGCATTCCAATCGGATGGAGCCCAAACTTCATCGCACAAATTAAATCTTTCAACCCAGTCTGTCCTCATCGAAGTTGATTCCCATGGAGTGTATCCAATTTGATATTGACCTTTATGTAATTTAAAATGATGAGGCTGTGTAAAATTTATCTGAACTGGAGTGTAAGGATTTGCAAATTTTACTACGTGTCCTAGTTCTTGCAAAGATTTAACAATATTTTGTCCAGCATATCCAAAGCCAACAGACGGATTGAGCCCCGCCTTGATCGTATAATAAGATATTTCCATATATTCTTTCTAGTTGACTAACTTGACAGCGACTTCCGCTTAATGCTACTATTATAGTTCGTTATCTCTAAAGGAGGAAATGCCAATGGAGAAAATCAAAGAGCGTTTGAGCGATGTTGCTCATAACTGGTCTTATATAGGAATGATAACATTATTCTTGTTTACAGTCCAGCCTGGTCCAACAGTAACTCAAGCGATGACGGTGGAAACACCTAAATCAACGGTACAACTAAAGAAAGAAACCTTAGAGAAGTACAGCACTACTGTGTACAAGCCTTCTGAGAATCTAACAGACAAAGAACTAAAAGAACTTTTATCAGCTGTTGGTTTCGAAGGAAAAGCCCTTAAAATGGCTTGGGCTATTGCTAAGTCAGAATCCAATGCAAGGCCTATGGCTTACAATGGTAACAGGAATACTGGAGACAGTTCCTACGGAATTTTTCAGATTAATATGTTGGGTAAACTCGGCATTGATCGTAAAGAAAAATTTGAATTAAGGTCAAACATATTATTGTTTGATCCAGTAATAAACTCAGAGATAACGTATTATATGACTAAGGGCGGAACCGATTGGTCATCATGGTCTTCCCTTAACGGGGTAAGATTTAAAGAATTCGTAAATGAATTCCCCTATTAGAAAGGAAGGTTAATGAGGATACAGTACGTATCTAAATACCTTCAATTAGCAGAAGAAGGCTCTGTTCCCAGACTTGAATGTCCCATGGATCAGGGCCTTCTTATGTCTAACCTAGACTGGGAAGACAAAATATATTTATATTGTACTTTATGCAGTTATAAAAATCTTATAGGTATAGACCTGTATGAAAAAATTACTAAAAAAGTAGATGAAGCGGGAGACAAATAATGGAAGACTGCGCTTGCGTAGATTTTAATAATCGCTGTGATGGGCATAAAGATTTAGTTGTAGGTCCTAATTTAGTTGGCGGGGGATATGAGCCATGGACTTCTGGGGCTATGGAATCTTTACCTAATGGCGTAACCGAATCTACTCCAATAGCAGAAACTGATGCTATGGGTAGAGAAAAATTTTGGGAAGACCTTGGAAGAAAAGATGACTGAAGAAAAAGATCCATCTCAAAATATAGAAGATAACCTACCAATGGTTAACTATATAATGCTTCACCGAATATATGACCTATTGACTTTAATATCAAATAAGCTGGTTGGTCCAGAAGATACATCTAAGATGGTTGAGTATCATAATCAAGGGTACCTACTAGGTCCCGTCCCATCCTATAGCCCTCAGCCTGAGGAAGAAGAAAATATCTAAAATACTCTTGACTTAGAGTTATAATCATTTTATAATAATTGTATACGGGTCGTAGCATCCCAAAATGTTCCCCGTATATTGCATCTTAGGATGTGAACACTACCCAATCGGATCCGCCTCTGATTGGGTTTTGTGTTTTATATGTAGCCCTACAGAGAATTGAACTCTGTTCACCAAGATGAAAGCCTGGTATCCTAACCAATAGAAGATAGGGCCCTGAATCTACAAATATACTCTAATCTCTGCTAGATCTTTCGTACGTCCTAATTCTGTGACAATTAGAACAAACAACTTCACACTTTGCAATTTCTTCTTTTATTATATCGATATCTGAAGTATGGCTTCTGTAAGCAGAAACACTAAATTTTTTATTATCTGAAATATGATCTAAATCAAGCATGTAATAAGGATACTTTTCTCCGCAATCAATGCAGCCAAAGGATTCTTTATAGTCTCTAATGTGCTTGTCGATTACACGCCTATAACTTCTTCGACGAGTGTTGTAATTTACTTTTACGCTCTCGCTCAAATGATACGCAATAGTGCCTTTAGAGCAACCAAGTATCTCTACTATCTGGTTATATGTTTTACCTTCAGACCTAAGCTGAATAATTTTTTCTTTATGCTTCATGGTTCGATAATACAGTACGCATCGAATCCTGTCAACATTACTAGAGCGGACGATGAGAATTGAACTCACCCATTCTGCTTGGAAGGCAGAGGCACTACCGATATGCAACGTCCGCAGTAACTTTATATTGTTACTTTAACCACTTACTTAGTTTAGATAGAATCCTATCTATGTTTTCCATAAGCAGTCTCATCTTTTCTCTTGCGAGAACTATGTTTACTTCTTCAGCAGTTTCTCTTTTATCAAAAACATATGACTCTGAATACTTCTGCTCTTTCTCTTCTTCGTCAAGGTAGGTGCTGCTACCAGATACAGTGGCCCTAGTATTTTCTGATAATGGGACGAATGTCTCATATGATCTATCAAGTTCGTATGTTGTCTGAATGGTATCAGAGTATCTAAACTGATATCCCGCTCTTTGTGATTCTACGGAAATAGTAACTCCAGAAGCATCTGTCTCTGACTGTGTCTCAATATTTGAGCCGTATCCACTTCGATCAATTGTAAATGTTTCTGTGGGTGCATCGTAGGTTCCCCATGAACCACCTCTTGCTGTAGTGTCGTTTGTAATTGGGTTTGCTGCAACTTGAGGAACAACTACCGAATCTCCAAAACGTCCGCTTCCACAAACAGAAGACTGACAAACTATGTTATTAGTTATAGTTCCAGAAGAATCTACTACAGACCAAACTCCGCATGGGTCTGAAGCAGTACACTCTGCATGTGCTACTGGTTGAACAAAAACAATTGAAGAAAGCGCTAGAGCTAGCACCACAACAATATTTTTCTTTTTCATATTACC